GAGGATAGACCTATATTGATCTATCCTCTATTTTTTTATTTACACGTGGAGATATAATGCAAATTGAAGTTAAAGTTGAAGAATTAAGAAAGAAAAAAATATTTGTTGCAACGCCTATGTATGGTGGTCAATGTGCTGGAATGTATACGAAGGCATGTATTGATCTTGCAACAATGTGTGCTAATTATGGAGTTGAATGCAGATTCTTTTTCATATTTAATGAATCCCTTATTACTAGAGCAAGAAATTATCTTGTCGATGAATTTTTGAGGGCAGAAGAGTTTACTCATCTTATGTTCATTGATTCAGATATTCATTTTGACCCAAGAGATGTTTTATCTCTTGCAGTTTTATGTGATGATGACAAACCTATTATTGGTGGTCCTTATGGTAAAAAATGCATTGCTTGGGAGAAAATTGTACAAGCAGTGGATGCTGGTGTTGCTGATAAAGATCCTAATGAACTCCAAAAATTTGTAGGTGATTTTGTTTTTAATCCTGTACAAGGAACCAAAGAATTAAAAATTAATCAACCTGTAGAAGTATTGGAAATTGGAACTGGTTTTATGATGGCTCAACGGAATGTTTTTGACAAGTGGAGAGAAGCATATCCACAATTTCATTATAAACCAGATCATAATCGTTCAGAACAATTCAAGGGTGATCGATACATTCATGCATATTTTGATACTGTAATTGATAATGAACAGTATATGCCTATGGGTGCATCTAATAAATCTGATCGATATTTATCGGAAGACTATGCGTTTTGTCAGTTAGCAAGACATATAGACATTCCTATTCACTTATGTCCTTGGATGAAATTAGGACATATTGGAACATATGTTTTTGATGGTACAATGGCGGATCTTGGAAGAATAGATTCTTCTAATGGTCTTGCTAAAGCACATATGGATCAATCTCAAAAATTGAGAGAGGCTAGAATAAAAGTTACTGAAGAAGCCGAAGCAGTTAAAGAGATTGAACAGGTTGAAAAACATAAAACTACTAGACAAGAGAGAAGGAAGGCGTTAAGAGATAAGAAGAAAAAGAAGAAACATTGACAAACATTATCATACGTGGTATAATGATGATTAAACATTTAAACTATGGAGTAATATTATGAAATTAAGTGAACAAACTGTTTCTGTTTTAAAAAACTTTTCGAATATCAATAGTGGTATCTTTTTTCAGAAAGGTAAACAGATTAAAACAGTTGCACCTACTAAAGCAATTTTAGCAAGTGCAAACATTGAAGAAGATATACCAACGAGTTTTGGTATTTACGATATAACAAGATTACTTGGTTCTTATTCACTTTTTGAAAATCCAGAAGTTGAATTTGGAGAAAAGTCTCTTCTTATTGAGGACAAAAGTAAAAAAGCAACTGTAGAATATGGATATTGTGATCCAGAACTTGTTGTAAGACCTCCAGAAGGAAAAGAAATAGCACTTCCTACTGAAGATGTTAATTTTGTTCTTGAAGCCGATGCTTTAGATTTTTCAATTAAACAGGCAAGTGTATTAAATCTTCCTGAGATTGGAATCATTGGCGATGGTACTGATATAAAAATATGTTCATTAGATTCTCAAACTAATGAAGCCTCATCTAGACGAATTGTCGGTGAAACTGACAAAACTTTCAAATTTGTTTTTAAATTCGAAAACCTTACAAAGATAATGACTAAAAATTATAATGTGTCTTTGTCTAGTAAAGGATTGTCGAAATTTAACAGTTCAGACGATACAATAGAATATTTTGTTGCTATCGAACTTGCAAATTCTGTTTATGATGGATAATTATGTTTGGAGAATCATTTTTATGGGTCGAAAAGTATCGACCTAAAACAATTGATGAGTGTATTTTACCTGATCGAATAAAAACAATTTTTAATCAGATATCATCGGAAGGTCGCATTCCTAACATGATACTTTCAGGCGGTCCTGGTATGGGTAAAACGACCGTGGCGAAAGCACTTTGTAATGAAGTGGGTTGTGACTTTCTGATGATTAATGGTTCTGAAGAATCTGGTATTGATGTTTTACGAACTAAAATACGTGGATATGCTTCAACTGTTAGTTTTGATGGTGGAAGAAAAGTTGTTATATTAGACGAAGCAGATTATCTAAATCCTCAGTCCACACAACCTGCCTTAAGATCCTTCATAGAAGAATTTGAAAAACATTGTTCATTTATTATGACATGTAACTATGTTAATCGAATTATCGAACCTTTACATTCTAGGTGTCAGGTAATTGATTTCAAGATAAATAAAGAAGAGAAGGTTGATGTTGGATCGAATTTCGGAAAAAGACTTTATACTATCCTAGATCAAGAGCAAGTTGATTATGATAAGAAAGTAGTAGCAGAAGTGTTAATGAAACACTTTCCCGATTATCGCCGAGTATTAAACGAACTCCAAAAATATTCTAAATATGAACGCATAGATTCAGGAATATTGTCTCAAGTTTCTGACATAAATCTTACTGAACTTATGAAGCATATGAAGAATAAAAAATTTAACGAGGTTAGAAAGTGGGTTGTCAATAATTTAGATAATGATCCACAAAGAGTTTACAGGAAGATTTATGATGTTGCATCTGATTTTATTCACACAACTTCAGTACCTCAATTAGTATTAATTTTGGCAGACTATCAATATAAATCTGCATTTGCGGCAGATCATGAACTCAATTTAGTCGCATGTTTAGTAGAAGTAATGGTAGAATGTCAATTTAAGTAAAGGGCCTAATGTTTAAGTCAATGCTTATTATGTTTATTTTGATGATAGGTATTGGTTATGGGTGTACAAAACACGAACCAAAAATTGATACACCACCAGATACAGATAATGCTACAGTTGAAATAGCACCTGTAAAATCCTGGGATAATCCATTAAAAAAGGAATTTTGGACAGTAATGTTATTTACTCAATTGTCTAGTATGCATGGAGTAAGACAAAGATTCGTTCCAAAACACTTACACTTAATGGTAAGGTGTGTAGTAGATGAATATGAGAGAAGATTTGAATTAGATTACTTTGAAAAAGTTTTTGGAATGCCACCAGCGGGTAGTTTATCACCAGAAAATGCCGCAATTGCATATGACATAACTTATCAATGTTCTGCAAAACAAATGCTTCTTCAGAATCAAGATTTTCAAAAACAACAAGCAGAACCGCTTAAATTGAAAGATTCTATATAATGACTCCATTTGACTTTTTAAATGAAATAAATTATGGTAAAAACAACCTGATGGCTGACGATATCGACCATCAGGTTGAGAAAAAATATCTCCCTTTTATTGTAAATAAAGGGTTATCTTATACTATGGATACAGTTATTCATGCAAATGAAATGAATATTCGACCTAATACTGAGAAAAAACTTCAATTTGATTATTTAATAAATACAATAAGACGAAACAAACGGTTTCCTAAGTGGTTAAAACTTGGGGAAGACGAAAACATCAAGGTGATCATGGAATATTATGGATATAATGTGCATAGGGCTAAAGAAGTTTTACCTTTGCATTCCATGGAAAAGATAAATCAAATTAAAGAAAAATTAGATAGAGGTGGTGAAAGGAACTAGATGGCATATGACATCGGTGAAATGGTCGAGATTACTTTAAACGAGCCTGATGATTTCTTAAAAGTAAAAGAAACATTAACTCGTATAGGTGTTGCTAGTCGAAAAGACAAAACACTTTATCAATCTTGTCATATTTTACATAAACAACAAAAATATTATATAGTACATTTTAAGGAATTGTTTGCTTTAGATGGTAAACCTTATAATTTTTCAGATACAGATGTTGCTAGACGAAATACAATATCGAATCTTTTAGAAGAATGGAATCTTGTAAAGTTGGTTAATGTTGAAAAAACTAAAGACCCAACTCTACCATTAAATCAATTAAAAATACTATCATTTGCAGAAAAAGAAGAATGGACATTAACGCCGAAATATAATATCGGCAAAAAATCATAATGAAAGACTATTGGGATACTGTGGATACTGTAAAATTAACACACAAATTGGGTGTATTTTGCTTACATGATGATGTTGAAATACCCTCTTTAGCAACTGAAAAATCGGCATGTTTTGATATTAAAGCATATCTTAAAAAAGATTCTACAGTTTTAGCATATAATCAATACAATCGTAAAAAAGAACTTGTTTTAAAAACTAATTCTCTTGAAATGCTTCCAGGGTGGAGATATCTTATTCCCTCAGGAATGATTTTCGATATTCCTTCGGGTTTTTATGTAAAAGTACATCCAAGGTCTGGAAACGCATTGAAAAAGGGATTAATTACTGCAAACAATGTAGGAATCGTTGATGAGGATTATGTAGAAGAATGTAATTGTATTATGAGAACCGTTTCTCATGATCCTATCACAATTGAACATGGTGATCGAATAGCACAAGCAGAATTACGTAAGACAGAAAGTTTTGAAATTGGTCGTATTGACAATAGACCAGAACAAAAAACAGATAGAGATGGTGGATTTGGATCCACTGGAACTTGACAAGTTTTATATATAGTAGTATAATAGTTCTTTTGAGGGTTAAACTGAAACTCTCATATGTTGCAATTAGCAACTTCCCTCTGGCATTTATGCAGAGGATTAATTAATTAATCTGCCTATAAGGAGATAATATGTACTTAGTACCGAAAACTATCGAAGAATTCAACCGCTCACTTTCAATGTCAGTAGGGTTTGATTCTTTTTTTAATCGTCTATTTGATGATGTAACATTGGCGAATAGTTCACAAGGGTATCCGCCCTATAATATTCGCAAAGTGACCGACACAGACTATGTGATCGAACTTGCCTTAGCAGGATTTACTAAAGACGACCTGGACGTAGAATTAGCAGATGGAACACTTACTATAATGACAGTTCCAAACGAAAACAAAAAGGATGAAAGTTATCTGCATCAAGGAATCGCCAAGCGAACCTTTACCCGAAGATTTAACCTTGCTGATGATGTCATTGTGAAGGGTGCAGATTTGTTCAATGGCTTGCTTAAAATTGAGTTAGAGCGGGTTATACCTGAAGAGAAAAGGCCTCGCAAAATTGATATAGATGACGGAGTAAAAGTAGTAGATCACAAGGTTGTTTAAGAAACCTTGACTATCAACGGAAAGGGGGTGCAAATGTACCCCCTTTTTTATTTTAATAGGAGAAAAGTTGAAAATTACAAAGAATTTTTCTTTAAAGGAAATGACTTTTTCAGATACGGCAATTAGACGGAATATTGAAAACGATCCTGGAACAGAAGAACTTATTAATTTGACAAACCTATGTGTTAAAATTCTTCAACCTGTCCGAGAACATTTTGCAAAATCTGTAAGAATTAATTCTGGATATCGATGTGTAAAATTATGCGAAGCAGTAGGTAGTTCTGGGAAATCCCAACATGCAAAAGGCCAGGCCGCCGATTTTGAAATTAATGGTTTGTCTAATTTGGAATTAGCAACGTGGGTTTATAAGAATTTAGATTTCGATCAAATCATTTTAGAGTTTCACGATCCAGATGCCGATCCCAATAGTGGTTGGGTACATTGCTCATATAGAAATGATGGAACAAACAGACATACTGGATTAATTATTAACAAAAAAACTAAAGGCAAATACTTGCCATGGAAGCCTTAAAATCATTATTCTGGAAAATATATTTGCAAATATTATTTGGTTGTCATGTGTTTGTTAATAAACGGACATGGATTGACAAACACATTTTATTGTGCTATGATAATTTAGATAAATTAGGGAGTAAATACGATAAATCTTGGTATCACAAACATAATTCATGACCTTCTACACAAATGTTCAAAATTGGGCTGGTAAAATCTATTACAGAGGTATAGATTCTAACGGCAAGCACTTCAAAAAGAAACTGGATTACTATCCCACCTTATACATCAATTCACCAGAACCTACAGAATACAAGAGTCTTGAAGGGCAATATCTTGCTCCTATAGAACCTGGTACTATTAGGGAATGTAGAGACTTCATTAAAAAATATGAAGGAGTTGATAATTTTAAAATTTTTGGAAATACGAATTATCATTATACATTCATAGCAGATACTTTTCCAGATCAACTTAAATACGATTTAAGTACAATAACAATTGCAAATATTGATATAGAAACTGGTTCAGAAAATGGATTTCCTAATCCTGAAACTGCTCCTGAACCTGTTACTGCAATTACTGTTTCTTTTGAAGGAACATATTATGTTTTTGGTTGTGGTGAATATAAACAACATAGAAATGATGTTCAATATTTTGATTGTGAAAATGAATTGCATTTACTTCAAGAATTCATGTCATTTTGGTCTAAGCAAGACATAGACATTATTACAGGTTGGAATATAAAGTTTTTTGATAT